GACGGTGGGGTTGGTCACTTGCATGTGGTCACGAACTCCCACGACGGGGATCTGGTGGTGAAGGTTCAGCATTCGTCCGATAACTCAACTTGGGTGGATTTGCTGACGTTCGCCACGGTCGCAACGACGGTCACTTCGTCGGAGCGGAAGGAAGTCGCTGCGGCGACGACGGTGGATCAGTACCTGCGTGTGACGTACACGATGGCAGGGTCTACCGGTTCGGTTTCGTTTCTCGTTTCATTCGGACGCCGATAGGAGGCTGACAGATGGCATTCGTGCACGGCAAGGGCACCGTATTCAAGCTGGACGACAACGGTGGCACGTTGCGTGACATCTCGGCGTTCGCTGATGAGGTGGGGTTCCCCGGGAACGTGGACATGGCTGAGACCACCACGTTCGGGAAGGACGACAAGACCTACATCCCTGGGCTGCGTGATCGCACGATCAGCGTGTCCGGGAAGTGGGACGCAACCTTGGACGGCTACTACGCTCCGGCTCTTGGGTTGGCGACGTCGTTGTCGTTCGAGTACGGGCCTGCTGGGTCCGGTAGCGGGGCGGTGAAGTACACGGGTGAGTGCTTCATCACCTCATTCGAGATCACCAACCCGGTTGGTGATGTGGTGACGTTCTCGTTGGAGCTTCAGTGCTCTGACGCCATCACCCGTGGCACCTACGCCTGATAACAACCTGACAAGGAGTCATCGTGTCCCTTCGTGACCGCATTCTTGCTGCCGTTGACATCCCTGAGGAGGTGGTGCACATCCCTGAGTGGGATGTCGACATCCTCATCCGAGGGTTGACTGGTAAGGCGCGTACCGGGATGGTTGCCCGGGCGAGTCTTACGGACGGTCAAGTCGATTTCCAGCGGATCTACCCGGAACTCGTTATCGCTTGCACCTACGACCCGGAGTCCCGTGAACCGGTGTTCACCGCGGACGACGAGGAGTTCGTGATGGGGAAGTCCGGGCAGGCGTTGGACCGGATCGCTGAGGCTGCTATCCGGTTGTCCGGTATGGACGCTAAGGCGGTGGACGTAGCGGGAAAAGACTCCTAGAGGACCCGGGTCGCCGGTTCCTGTTTGAGCTTGCGGAGAAACTTGGGCGGACAGTCGGGGAGTTGCTGGAAGGTTCTCCCGGACACCGTCCGATTTCTTCCGCTGAGCTAACCGAGTGGATGGCGGTGTGGCAGCTACGCAACGCCGAACAGGAGAAGGCCGAACGGCAGGCTCGTGCTAGAAGGAGGTGAGCGTCGATGGCGATGATTACGGCGGTTTCCGTCAAGTTCATCGGCGACGCCTCCGGCCTGAAGGGCGCTGCTAAGCAAGCGGAAACGGCGGTGGATGGCGTTGCTGGCAAGGCACGCCAGGTGTCCACGTCGGTGGCCGGGTCGCTGCGAAGCCTCGGCACCCAAATGCAGACGCTCGGACAGGACGTCAGCAGGTATGTGAGCTTGCCTGCGGCTGCGGCGTTGGGTGGGATGACGAAGTCGTTCACCGATTTCGAGGTGTCCATGAACCGGGTGCGGGCGATCAGCCAGGTCACCGGTAAGGATTATGAACGGTTGGAGGACCGGGCGAAGGAAATGGGTTTGACGACCCGTTACACCGCCGGTCAGGCCGCTGACGCTATGGGTTACCTGGCTCTTGCCGGGTTCAACGTGAATCAGATGTATGACGCCATGCCTGCGGTTATGCAGTTGGCGGCGGCAGCGAACATGGATGTCGGTCAGGCTGCGGACATCACCACGAACATCGTGTTCGGTTACGGGCAAGCCATTGAGGATCTTGGACGTACGAACGACATCCTGACGAAAACGATGACCCGAACGAACACGGACCTTACAAGTCTTGGTGTGGCGTTCAAATACGCTGGCCCGGTTCTGAAGGCCGCTGGGATTGAGTTCACGGAAGCGTCCGCAGCAATCGGTTTGCTCGGTAATGCCGGTATTCAAGGTTCGACTGCTGGCACGTCGTTGCGGCAGTCGGTAGCCCGGTTGTTGTCTCCTACGAAGGAGATGAGCGGGATCATGGAAGAACTCGGCCTCAACGTCGTTACCGCTGACGGGAAGATCCAAAGCCTCACGGAAGTCCTCGCTCAGTTGGAACGCTCCGGAGCCACCACCGGGCAGGTTATGGAACTGTTCGGTGTTCGTGCTGGCCCGGCGATGTTGGCGTTGTTGGAACTGGGCGGCGCTGAGAAACTCAAAGAGATGACGGCGATTGTTGCCGACTCGGAAGGGTTGGCGGGACGAGTCGCGGACATTCAGATGGAAGGTGTGCGAGGCAACTTCCTGTTGTTGAAGTCCGCTGTTGAGGGTTTCGCTATTGCTGTGTTTGAGTCCGGGTTGGACGATCTTTTCGTGAAGATCCTCCGGTCGCTTACGGATCTGTTCCGGGCAATGGCGGAACTGCCAGACGGGGCGAAGCTGGCGATCGGCGGGACGCTTGCAGCGTTGTCGGCTCTTGGTCCTGGGCTGATTATGGTCGGCACGTTCATCAAGATTTTCGGCGGCGCGTTTGGGGTGCTCCATCAGTTCTCTAACATTTTGCCCAGGATTACGAAGGGGTCCAGCAAGTTCGCTGGGATGGCAAAGAAACTGGGTGGCGCCGCCCGGTTCATGATTACCCCGTGGGGGATCGTTATTGGGATCATCCTCCTCCTTGTCGCAGCGTTCGTTATCGCTTACAAGAAGTCCGAAACGTTCCGGAACATCGTGACGGGGGCTGTAGACGCGGTGAAGAACGCGTTCCAGGCGTTCGTTGACTTCCTGGAACGGACTGTCCTTCCAATTTGGGAAGGGTTCGTCAGCCGTCTGCGGGTTGCTTGGAGCGTGTTCAAGGCGGCGTTCCGTGGGTCCGACAAGGACTGGGTGGGCCACCCGGTCATTCAGGTCATTCAGGACATCGGCGAAACCGCCAGGCGCGTGTTCGGGTTCGTGCAGGACATCTGGAGCCAGTTCACGAACGCGTTGATGGGTAACCCGCAAATCGAGACAGACAACCCGGTTCTGAACCTGTTCGCCAAACTTGGTAGGCAAGCCAGGGACATCATCATCCGCACCAGGGAACTCTGGGACGGGTTCATGCGAGGGTTGCGAGGCGAAGGTCAAGGGTTCGGTAACGACACGCTCGTCAACTTCTTCTTCAAGCTCGGTGATGCTGTCCGGAAGGCGATGGAGTGGTGGGAAGCAACCTGGCCGAAGATCAAGGCCGGGTTCGACAAGGTCGCTGAGGCTGTCGGCAAGTTCGCTGAGTGGATCGGCCCGAAACTCACGAAGTTCCTTGAAGCGGCGGCGATTTACACGATCCTTGGCATTATCGGAGTGATCGTTGCTGTGGTCGTTGCGGCCATCGCGATCGTTGCTGCGGTCATCATCTCCATCGTTCTGGCGATCACCTGGTTCATTGACACGCTGAAGAAGGTTGGGGACTTCATCGGTGCGGTCATCAACATTGCGTTGGACATGTTCGACACGTTCCGTGATGTGTGGTCGCAGGTTTCCGATTTTGCGATGAAGGCGTGGGACAAGTTCGGTGAGTTCTTCGACAACCTGAAGGGCTCTGCCAGCGACCTGAAGGACTGGTTGACGGCACCGTTCGAGGACGAATGGAAGCGGTTCAAGTCTGCGGTCAGGAACCGTGTTGACGATTTTGGGATGGCGTTCTACGACTTGTTTGACGCGGTGCGGGACCGGTTGGACGAGATTTTCAGTCCGATCCTGGACTGGTTTGGTGACATCGGAACGAAGATCCTGGACAAAATTTCGGGGCCGTTCAACGTGATCAAGGACACCGTCAGCCGGTTCTTTAGCAACCTGTTCGGGAATCTGTTCAAGGGTGGTGAGGCAGGCGAATCGCTTGGGGACCGGATGGTCCGCATGTACGAAGAAGGCAAGCAGAAGCTGATCGTGGTCAAGGACGCGATGGTCGCTTGGGTGACCGGGATCGTTGACGCGGTGAAGGCCGGGTTCACCTCAACTATTGACGGGATCGTGTCGCTAGCGCAGGGCATCTACGACAAGTTCAAGGTGCCGTTGGACCTCATCGCTGCGGCTGCGGTGTACGTGTGGGAGACCATCAAGAACGGGTTGACTCTTGCGTGGGAGACCATCAAGGGGATTTTCGGGGTGGCGTGGGACTGGTTGCGGATGTGGTGGGACATCCTGTTGGAGTACATCCTCGGGTTCATTCGTTCGTTCGCTGACATAATCCGTGGTGACTGGGGTGCAGCGTTTGAGCACATGAAGGACACGGTTTGGAACGCGTTCCAACGGATCTTGGAGTTCTTCGATGATTTGAGGAACCGGATCATCGAGTGGATGGTGGACTTGGGCAAGGTCATCGCTGAGCAGGCGAAGGACTTCTTGCAGTTCGGTAAGGACATCGGAACAGCGATTTTCGACGGGATCAAGGACGCGTTGTCCGGGTTCGGTGACTGGGTGAGCGAGAAGCTGCTGGGACCGTTGGAAGGCGTGATCAGCAAGATTGGCAGCATCTTCGGTATGAACCGGTACGGGGGGGCGGACGACCGGACACGACTTCAGGTTGGTGGCACGGGCGATCCAGCGCCTGTTTACCGGGGTACCTCAACGATCGACAGGACGTTCGCCGGGACGGGAGCGCCGGGACGTGCTCTTGGCGGGGCGGTGTCGGCGATGCGCCCGTACCTTGTTGGTGAGCGTGGCCCGGAGTTGTTCATGCCGTCCGGGTACGGGTCGATCATGCCGAATCACCGGATGCCGACCGGCGGTGGGGGTGAGACGAACTACACGATCAACGTGTCGGTCGGTCCGGGATCGAACCCTGGTGAGGTCGGACGACAGATCGTGGAAGCGATCCGACAGTACGAACGTCGTAACGGGACGTCGTGGCGGGGGGCGGCGTGACAACGTACGACGACACGCTCTCGTTCGATGGTGACTGGACGTACTACGGGGCGGTACTTCCGGACGACGAAATCCGGCTGGTTGTGGAGATCGACGTTACGAACGAGTACTTCACGTTGGTGGAGGACGAGGAGTTCACCGGGGCGGCGTACAACACGGCGTTCGAGTATGAGGACCCTGACGGTCCGGTAGGGGTTGGTACTCCAATCAACTACGCCGGTGAACAGTTGTCGTGGACGGACATCACCGCGTTGGTGCAGGACGTGACCATCAACCGGGGGAAGCCGTCAACGACGTTCTCCGGGTTTGAGGCTGGTTCGTGCACGGTGAACCTGATTGATGAGAACGCTGACTTCATCCCGTCGAATCCTGCTGGGGCGTACTACCCGAACATCCGTCCGATGCGTCCGATTCGGATTAGCGCCGTGTTCTCAGGGACGTCCACTCGTTTGTTCCGAGGGTATGTGGACTCGTGGGGCGTGCAGTTCGATCCGATTCTGCTTCGGTCGTTCGTGTCGATTCAGGCGACGGACGGGTTCAAGATCCTGTCAACTCGGAACACAACCGTGGCGGGGGTTGACGGTGACACCCCGGGGGAACGGGTTGCGGACATTTTGGATGACGTGTTGTGGCCTACTGGGTTGTTCAGAGAGATCGACGCTTCTGGGTGGTCGTCCCCGTTGGCTGCTAGTGACGGTGCGTCAACTGCCGGGTTGACAGCGTTGCAGGACGTGGAGTTCGCCGAAGCGGGGGCGTTGTACCTGACCGGCAAAGGGTCGCTGCGGTTCCTGAACCGGAAGAACACTTACCGGTCTGGGTACGACTGGGTGTTCGACGGTGGTGGCACGATCGGGGCGATCACTTACGAGGACACGAAGCTGGACATCAGCGACGATGTGTTGGCGAACGTGTTGACGTTGACGAACGTGAACGATGAGGTCGCCACGGTAGAGAACGGGTTCTCAAAGGATTTGTATGAGTTCAGGGAGTTCACCCGGAATGATGTGCTTACGGAAACGTTGTCGGCAACGGAGAACCTGGCTTACGTTTACTCGTTGCGGGATGCGTTGCCTCTCGAGCGGATCGCTTCGATCAACGTGAATGGGCGTAAGTCGTTGGCGAACATGAACCTGATCGTGTCGTATGAGCTAATGGACAAGGCGCAGGTGACGTTGGCGATCCCTGGCGGGTACTCGTTAGCGCAAACTGTGTATTTGACGTCCGTGTCTCATTCGATTCGTCCGGGTGAGTGGAACATGGAGTTCTCCTCGTTTGAGGACTTCCTTCTCCCGCAGGAATGGCAGGACTTGGATGACACGCTTGCGTGGGAGGACGTTGGGGCGACGGTAACATGGCTCCAGGTCGCTGAAGGTGCGGAGAGGTTGTAATGGGCACGACAAGCCGAGGGTACCGGTACCCGGAATCAACCGATTTTGTGAAGGACGGCGCGCAAGCCATTGAGGACCTGGCGACGGACGTGGACGGGGATGTCGGCACGTTGCTCACGGATTGCGTGTGGACGACGTACACCCCAACCTGGTCGTCTACTGGTACCGCACCGACGTTCGCTGGGGACGCCTCGTTCGTTGGTAAGTATGTGGTTATTGGAAACACGGTGCATGTGCGGGCGTACTACTACACGGGCACAAGCTCGGGCACGAAGGGTACTGGGACGTACACGTTCGGGTTGCCGGTGCAGCACGCTGCGACGGCTCCTGCCCCGTCTGGTTTGGCGGGCGTCCCGTTGGGGTCCGCCCTGTATTTCATCGGGTTTGGTGAGGGACCTCCGAACAACTTGCCGGGTATCGGGTTCCTCCGGTCGGATTATGTGACGGCTGTGCTGCTAATCAACGACGATTCTGGTACCGGCGGGGGGCTTTCGGCGTCGAACGATCCGGCAACGGACTGGGCTAACGGGGCGTACTTGTACCTTCAGTTCACTTACGAGAAGGACGCGGCTGCGTAATGGCTTGGGTGGATTTCACAGGGTTGGATGACGGAATCATCCCTGAGGTGGTGTTCGCCAAACTTGTGCGAGGACACCGGCGTGGGTTGTTGCGTAACTCGGACTGGCGGGTGGCGGTGGACGCCCCTGGGGACACGGAAGCGTGGATTGGGTATCGGGCAGAGTTGCGGGACGGCTCTGCGATTCTTGCTACCCGGGTGGAGAACACGGTGTTTATCCCTGATCCGCCTGAGGAGGGGTAATGGCTACGGACTTCCCTGGGTCGTTGGATAGTTTCACGAATCCAACGTCGTCTGATCCGACGAACTCGGCGACGGTTCCTCATGCGGCGCAGCACGCCAACGCTAACGACGCTATCGAGGCGTTGGAAGCGAAGGTTGGGGTCGATTCGTCGGCGGTTGCGACTTCGCACGATTACAAGATCACGGCTCTCGAGGGGACCGCACCGGGAACCCTGTTGACGACGAAGGGCGACATCATCGTTCGCACCTCGTCTGCTCCGGTGCGACTTGGGGTCGGTGCGAACAACACGGTTCTGATAGCCGATTCCGGCGAAACGGGTGGCGTGAAGTGGGACGAGATCAACCTCGCCAACTTGGCGTCGGCATTGCAGGCGCTTCTTGTCCCCACGGCGACGATCACTCCGTATGCCGGGTCAAGCGCTCCGACCGGTTGGCTCCTGTGCTACGGGCAGGCGATCAGCAGGTCAACCTATGCAGGACTCTACGCGGTTGTAGGGGACACTTATGGGTCCGGTGATGGTTCGACCACGTTCAACCTGCCTGACCTGCGCGGTCGCACGCCAGCGGGGCTGGACAACCTCGGCGGTTCGGACGCTGGCCGGTTGGACTGGGCGAACACGCTCGGCACGACGGGCGGTACGCAGACCCATACCCTTACCGGGGCAGAGTCCGGTACTTCGGCCCACTCGCACACGGCATCGTCGGCCAGCAACGGCAGCCACAATCACAACGTCGCGTGGGCCGGTTCCGCTGCTGGTGGCAACAACAAGATCGTTGAGTACCCGGCTGGTTACAATAATAAGACGTTTGATGACCCAACATATATGGGGTCAGCAGGAGCGCACACGCACACGATCACCGTGAACAACTCAACCGCTGCGAACGCATCAAGCGCACACAACAACATGCAGCCGACCATTCTCCTCTCTTACATCATCAAGGTCTGAAGATGCCGGTCATCAACTTCCGCACAGCGTTCCCGTACGTTGACGATCCCATCCCCGATGATGAGTTCGCCCGGTTCACTCTCGCCACGCGTCAAGCGGCGCTCGCCGGTTCGGATTACCGGATGCTGCCTGATGTTGGCGGCGACAAGAACGCTTGGGCGGCGTACCGTGCAGCATTGCGTGACGGCCCGGCGATCCTTGCCACGCGCAACGGTGATGAAGTGACGTTGCCTGACCCACCTGAGGAGGGGTAATGGCAATCAACTACCCGGTGTCGTTGGATAACTTTCAGAATCCTGTTTCGACTGACCCGATGAACTCGGCGACGGTGCCGCACGCCACCCA